ATTGCCTGGTAACGCCCCTTCTCCCCCGCCGCCTCCGGCACCGATGGTGATGCCCAGCGTGTCGCCACCCGCCACCGGATAGATCGCCTTTATGTAGCCGCCAGATGCCCCGCCTCCGCCGGATACGGTTTCCGCCGTGCTGGAACCCTGGCAGCCTCCACCACCTCCTCCGGCCCCCACGGCTTCGATTTCCACGCTGGTTGCCCATGCGGGGGCGGTAATATTGTCGGAGGCAAGGACATAGCCCCATGCGGTGGTCAACTCGCCTATCGTGGCCTGCACCGCCTCAACATCGGAATAGTTGGCCAGTACCTTCCACACCGCCTCCACCGGGTCATAGGCGCGGACCCGATAGTCCGATGTGTTCACCCCCAGTAGCGTGACCGGGTTTGTCGCACTGTCGGACTGCTGGAGGACGCAGCCGTTGATCCGGGTGGAAAGGGCCGCGTCCGCGCTGGCGCGTGCGGTCTGTTCGGCCGTGACATCCGCATAGTTGGCAAGCGCCCCGATATCGGTCGCGTCAATCTGGTAGCGCAGGCGGCCTGTGGAAGTGCCGCTTATGATTTCCCACCCAAGATAGACCTTGTTACTACCCTGATCCGCACCACCGCCCTGCTGGACGGGCGTGAAGCCAAGGCTGTCCTGCTTGCCCGCCTGCAATTGCGGGATGGTGTCATAAAACGGCGCGCCCTCGGCCTGCGTGATCATGCCCGCCGTGATGGATGTGGCCCCGGCGGGCACGGTTATGGTCCATAGCGCATACGCACCCGTGGGCACCGATGTGCCAATGCCAGGTTGCGCCACATCCTGCCGCACCGTGGGCGCGGTGTTGCCGCTGTTATCGGCGCCTGCATAGGTCACGGACGGGTCGGCGGCGTTGTAGAACGGCAGCACGGTGTCCGCCCCGTCCACCGTGGCGGGCGTGACATAAACCGTATAGGTGGCCCCCGCCCCCGGCACCGCAAGGGTTACGGGGTCGCGGCTGCCATACTGGCGCACAAGCGCACTGGCTACGGCGGCCAGCGTGCCATAGGCGGTGCCATCCACCACGCCGGGGGCCAGCAGCGAACCGGGGGCAAGGACCACGGCAAGCCCCGCACCCGGCGCGCAGGCGAAGCCGCTGGCGGAAACCGTGGTCCAGCCATAGGCCATGGCCGCAAGCTGGCCCAGCCCCACATAGGCATTGCGCTGGGCATTGAGCTGGTCACTATCCAGCGGGATCTGTGCCGGGTAGACGATCTGTCTGTCCATCAGTCGAGGTTCTCCACGTCCTGCACCCACGCAATGGTGCCTGCGGGCAGCACATTGGCGATGCGGTCCAGTGTCTGTGTTGCGGGCGGGCTGGTGTCACCAGTGGGCAACTGTGCAAAAAGCTGGAAGGGTGCCGCGCGTGAGCCGTAGCGCAGGGCGGCCACGCCATAGCCGTAGCCACCGCCAATGGCCGGTGCCGCAAGGCTGCCCAGTCCCTTGCAGTCGGTGGCATTGCGCGGTTCGATCACGCGCCCTGCACTGCCCACTTCATCGGCAATGGTGTTGACCACGTCGGGCCGGGTGCCGAGCGAGGGAAACAGGGCTTCCTCAATGCGGGTGCGGAAGGCGTCATCACTTTCGCCGGTGTTGCGCGTCAGCAGGGTTCCGAAGAAATCGGCGGCGAACATGTCCAGGAACGCCCCGGTCATGGTGGCCAGCCGGGTCTGGTCCGCCGTTCCCGCCAGCATGGCCCATATCCATGCGAACACGCGGCCATAACCCTGCAACAGGGCGTTCAGCACCGGGGCCTGTTCCGCTTCTCCTGTCGCTGGTGGAGATGGAAACCACCCGGTCGGCAGCAGCCTGCGGATGCGCAGGGCAAAGCCGTTCTGTGTGACGTCAGCCAAAGCTCACCGCCCCGGCCCGATACGCCGTGCCGGTTGTTGCGGGCAGGTCCACCGTGCCACCGGCCAGTGTCACGCCGGTTACATTGGTGACGGATGTGCTGGCGGCATAGGCAATCTGGATCAGCCGCGAATAACTGGCCGAAGCCCCGATGGCCAGACCGTTCAGATAGGCCGCGATATTGGTGCTGATCGTGCTTTCCACCGTAGCAAGGTCGCCTGTGCCGCCCACGGTGACCGTCATGGCAACGGCTGGCCGCACCACCGTGGGCCGCACGACCTGAATGGACACGGCCGCCGGGCGCACGGCGTCCACCGCCGTATAGACTTCATCAATCACACTGTCGGACACATCGCCCGACCCGTCATCGACAAACACCACCACATTGCCGGGAAGCGTTGCGCCGGACGTGTCCACGTTCTCCACCACCTGATAGACCAGGTCGGCGGACACATCGGTCACCGCGTTTTCAATGGCGGCAATCGTGGCCTTTGACCGGCTGTTGATATAGGCCACGAACCGCGTGCGCAGGGCGGCATCCGTCTCGCCATCGCTGCCATTGGTCAGGGCAGCGGTGTTGGTGACCGTATCGATGCCCGCAACCGCCGTGCCCAGCAGGCAGATGGCGCCCGCCGCGACGTTGCCCGTGCTGCCCGTGGTCCCGCACTGGACAGGAAGCGTGATGGATGCCGTGCCCGCCGGGCGGACATAGGCGCCATCGGCTGCCGACCACGCCGCGTTCGTGCTGTCCCCCACCACGTCATAGACCATGTTCGATGCGGTCTTGACCGTGGTGCCCACCGCAATGGTGGCCGACTGGCTGGATGGCGTGAACGACGTAAAGGTCACGGTGCCGGTTGCCGCCGTCCCCGCCTCCCGCGTCAGGCCGAAATCCTGCACGAAACTGTCCACGTCCGAACCGATGGAGGTGGCAAGCCGCGTGCGCGAGAGGATCTGGAGCGCGATGAACTGGAACCACAGCCCCAGCCCCGCCACCGCTTCGAGCATGGCGCGGCCGGGGGAGCCGACATTGAGGTCAAGCAGCGACGGGCACGCGCCCTGTGCGCTCGCGACCATGTTGCCCAGCGTGGTCTTGAAGGATTGGAAGGTGATGGCCACCCGGACTCTCCATCATGTTTGTGGAACATCTCTTGTATTTTGCGCCAATGCGCCCGAGGATCGGGCCGATTGTCGCCACGCCCGACCGGACCCCGCCTTATGCCTGCCACGCCCTTTCCCGCCCTGTTCACGCCCCGCCTGCGGCTGGAACCGCTGGCGCTGGCCGATGCCCCGGCCATTCAGGTACTGTTTCCGCAATGGGAGATCGTGCGCTTCCTGGCCCCGCGCGTCCCGTGGCCCTATGGCCCGGATGACGCCGAAAAATTCATACGCGACGTGGCCCTGCCCGCCATGGCGCGGGGGGTGGCGTGGCACTGGTCCATCCGCCCCCGCAGCGGGCCGGACGCGCTGATGGGCGTGATTTCACTGATGGATGATCCATCGGCTGCCGCCCCGCGTGAAAACCGTGGCTTCTGGCTGGCCCCGCAATGGCAGCGCCAGGGACTGATGACCGAGGCGGTGGAAGCGGTGAACGATTACTGGTTCCTGACACTGGGCCGCCCGGTCATCCGCACGGAAAAGGCGGTGGACAACGCGGGCTCCGTCGCCATTTCCCGCAGGATGGGCATGCGCCTGACCGGCACGCACCGGCGGGACTTCCTGTGCGGGCGGGACATACCGGCGCAGAAATGGGAAATGACGCGGGCGGAATGGCTGGCATGGAAGGCCCGCAACCGCCCCGCATAGGGTGGTTCAGGCTGTCAGCGCCAGTTCCTGTACCGCGCCACTCCGGGCATCGGTATAGGATATGGCCAGCAGGCAGGCGCCGGTTTTCGGGCTGGTCACGCTGACCGTTATGGCCCGGGTCTGGTCCACCCCGGCATCGGCCTGCATCTGTTCCAGCACAAGGGCGCGGATGGCGCCCTCATCCATCACGCCGCCCACGCGCGCGGGCAGCCCGGCGCCATAACCGGGCTGCCATATATAGGCCCCCGTGCCGGTGCACAACCGGCGCAGCAGTGCCTGCCGCGTCTGCTCCGCCCCCGTGACCACCGCCACGCCGCCGGTGGCCGACAGGTCAAGGTCACCGCCCATGGTGTGGGACAGCGCGCTCATGGCCGTACCCTCGCGCTGGTGCCGCGATACTGCCCGCCCGGACGGACCGCCAGGACCATCAGGCCGATGGCCGCGCCACTTTCCACCTCATGCCGCGTGCTGTCGGGCCGGGCGCGCATGGCCTGACGGGGCGCGGGCCGTGGCCGGCGCGGCGGGGTTGGCATCGGGCGGTTCATTGTGGTTCTCCCGTCGTGCCGCCGCCGGGCTGCACGCCGCCATGGGTGTGGCCCCTGCCGGAAATGCCGGCGGCCAGAACGTCCGTCCCGCCGGTTACGCTGCCCTGTGCCGTCATGTCCCTGTCAGTCGTGATCGCGCCGCCAGTCACGGCCAGTCCGTTCGCGTCCAGCGTCATGGATACACCGCCGACCTTCCACGCGCGGGAACCACTGGTCAGGGTCTCGGTGGTGTTTCCGGCCCCGCTGTAGATCGTGTCCCTGGTGATGTGCCACCACGGCGCGCTTCCGGCCGGCTGGCCCGCCGCCGCGCCAGCATTCGCAGGGGGCGCGCCGCAGCCGGCCATGACCAGCATCTCCCCCGGCTGGGCCGGCCTGCCGGTAGCGGGAGAGAGGGGCGGCATGACCACGGTGTCATATACCGGGCAGGCGCACACCGCGTGTTCCCCATCGCCTTCCAGCCGCACCAGCAGCACATGCGCGCCAATATCGGGCGGGCAGGCAATGCGCAGGCTGCCAACCTGCATGGCAGCATGGGGCAGCCAGCCGCTTTCCACCCCGGCGGGCTGGGCCGTGACCTTTACGGCATGGTTGACCGGGTCCACCGCGCTGACCAGCCCGAAGCCGGGCTGGGCCTGCGCGTTGGCCATGTTGGCGGCAAGCATGCGGGTGTCAGCCATTGCTGTCCTCCTGTGTGCTGGTGTCGCGGCGGCGCAGCGTGACCTGCTGGGAAAAGCCGCCCTGCCATGAAAAACTGCTGGTCACGCTGTCCACATCCAGCGTGCCGTCCCATGTCGTGCCGGTGCCGCTGACCTGCATGAACTGGCGCGGGGCCAATGTCGCGCAACCGGGCATGGTGCCGGTTATGGTGCGGGCATGCGCCACGATCTGGCTGTATTTCTGCCTTGCATACTGCTCAAGCCCGTCAAGCCGCGCGCCGGGCAGGCTGAAGCTGTGCACGCTGCCACCGGATGTGGCGGGGGCCGTGGCCGACCCGCCCGCGGCGGACCAGTAATACGCCACCTTCGTGCGCTGGCGGCTGTCCCAGCTCATCACATGCACCACCACGCCCCGGTCAATCTGGTAATCGCGGGTCAGGCGCAGGCCGCTGGCCCCCATGCTGATGGGGGAAAGCGGCCCGGTATCGGCATAGTCCAGCACATGCGTGTTGGCGGTACCGGCGGTGGGGGGTGGCGCGCAGATGATGGTGGTGCCACTGGCATACAGGTCGCATCCCGCCTGGATGGCAAGGGCGCTGACCAGGTCGAACGCCGTCTGGAACCGCCCGTGGCTGGTAGCCGCCGTGCGCTTGTGCTCCACCTGCCAGAACTGGCCCACCATGGCGGTGTCCATCGTGACATCGGGGGTCAGCCCCGCCGCCGTGATCACGGCGCGCGCCAGGTCCGCGCCGGTCATGTTCATCCATCCGTCCAGCACGCGCATGTCCAGCAGCCGTGCCAGATAGTCGCGGCACTGGATGTGGACGGATGTTTCCGCCGGGCTCCATTCCACATGGTCCACAATGCCCTGGAACAGCGTGGTCCACTGGCTGCCATCCCGTGCCGCATCCCGCATCTGGAGCTGGATGTCGGTATCGGGCAGCACGGAGCCGGCCGCCGGTGCGGGCACGTCAAACCACAGGCCGGACGCCGCCTGCGCGCGATCCACCGCCAGCGTCATTTCCAGCGTGTCGGCGCGGCTGTAGCGGGTGCGGGTCAGCGTGAAGGCTTCCAGTCCCGTTTCCGTCCGCTCCGTGCCATTCACCAGCAGCCGCGCACGCGGCGCGCGCCATGTGGCGGCCTGCGTGGCGGCGCGGGTCATGTCCGTGCTCATGCCGCCACCCCCGGCACGCCGCTGCCCAGTGTCGCATCGGCTGGCGGCAACACCAGCGGCACGGGTGCCGCAAGACCCGACAGGTCGGGATCGTCCAGACCGTTAAGCCGGGCAATGCGCCACCACTGGGTCGCATCGCCCAGCCAGCGCGCCGCGACATGATAGAGCGACCCGTCCGCCGCCGTGACCCTGATTGTGGTTGCCATGCTTCCTCCCTTCCTGTCAGGCCGTGACCAGCGGGCCGTCCTGGGTCGCCCCGGTGGCCGTAAGCGTGTTGGCATAGGCCCGGTTGACCAGCGCGCCGGACATGACCGATGCGCCGTGCAGTTCCGCATTCTGCGTCAGGGTGGACAGTCCCGCCGCACCGGTCAGGCCCGTGCCCTCCAGATTGGCCCCGGTCGCACTGATGGCCGATGTCAGCCCCGCCCCCGATGCCTCCAGCCCCGAAAGCAGGCTGGTCGCCCCCTGCGGCGTGGACGCCAGGTTGACCCCGGCGCCGGACAGGCCGCCAACGGTGCCCAGACTGTCCTGCACGGTGGCGAATACCCCGCCCGCCCCCACCATGTCGGCAACGGGCGTGACCTGTCCCACCACGGTGGAAAGCTGGCCCGCGACATTGCCCGCGATGGTGGAAACATCGCCAAGCGCGTCCGTGATGCCCGACAGGGCGGAAAGAGGTGGTCCCCATTTTTCGGACAGGGCGATAAGCTATCATCTGGCCTGAACGAGGACGGGTTTTATGGGCAAGGTTACGCGGAAACGGTATGCGGCAGAGTTCAAGTCACGGGTTGCGCTGGAGGCGATCCGTGGGGAACTGACGCTGGCGGAACTGGCTTCGAAACATGGCGTGCATCAGACGATGATCGCCCAATGGAAGCGCCAGGCGATCGAAGGCATGGCAAGCCTTTTTTCTGGTAAGTCAGTAACGGAACCTTCAGTCAGCCCTGCTGATGTAGAGAAACTGCACGCCAAGATCGGCCAGTTGCTGGTGGAACGGGATTTTTTGCGGGATGCCTCTGCTCGGTTGGGCGTGATCAGAGGCGGCAGATGATTGACCCGAAGAGAGCATGCCTGCCGATAATCCGGCAATGCACGCTGCTGCAACTCAACCGGTCGGGCGTCTACTATCGGCCTGTGCCACAGAGCGAAGCCAATCTGGAGCTGATGCGGCTGATCGACGCCCAGTTCCTGGAAACGCCGTATTATGGCTCACGGCAGATGACATGGCATCTGCGCCGCCAGGGACATGAAGTGGGCCGCAAGCGGGTCCGGCGGCTCATGGCGATCATGGGCCTGCGGGCGATCTACCAGAAGCCGCGCACGACCGTGCCCCATCCGGAGCATCGGAAATATCCATATCTGCTACGGGATCTGGTCATCAATCGGCCTGACCAGGTCTGGTGTTCCGATATCACATATATTCCCATGAAACGGGGATTTCTCTATCTCGTGGCGATCATGGACTGGTTCACGCGCAAGGTCCTGTCCT